TATCAATTCCATACATGCTTGCATAAATCTGTGATCAGCACGAGTATAGTCATCTAGAACTAAGAAACCGCCTTCACCACGACCCTGAATCCATTCAGGTGCAGCATGAGACATTCTCTTATCTACAACTTTATAACCTTTCTTGTTAGCAGTATCAATTTCTTGCTCAGTAATCCATAAAGATTTACCTTCGTTATTTTTAACTTGGAATTCTTTAACAGGAAAACCTACTAAGTCGCCTAATTCTTCTAGCTGTGCTAGATTTAATTTTACCACTTGCATTTCTAATTCACTACCTAATTGCATAATAGCAGAAGTTTTACCAAGGCCCGCTTCACCTTCAATATTTACAGCTACAGGAACTTTACCAGTTTCTTGTATATGTTTATTATTGTTAACCATGTGTTTGATAAAGACTTTCATCTCATCAACGTTTAATTTTACTTGATTCATTAAGTTTAATTTTTATAATTCTAATTTTATTTTTATACCAGGAAGATCTTCATTAATATCTGATTCTTCAGAGTGGACCCATAATACTTTAGCTCTAGGACTAACACTAGTACTTGCTTCACCGTCAGTAAAATATACAAGACTAGTATAACTAGTATTTTCGTTAAAATATTTTATAACAGGTGTAAAGTCAGTGCCACCACGACCATGAATTTTAAGATCATATGTACCTTTATATTCACTAATATCTCGTATATAAGTATCACATTGTACAAGAGTTATATCTACACCAGTTTTATATATATGATGCATCTCATTCATAAACTCTTTAACTTCATGATCACGAACAGATCCAGATGTATCTATAGCCAACATAAGCTTTTGTTTCATCTTAACCTTCATACCAGGCATATCAGGAAACTTAGTATTTTCTTTTCTACGAATCTTTTTCGTAAAAATCTTAGTACTAATACCTGTAAAGCGTCGGAGATAATTCTTCCAATTAAATTTAGGAGGAACTATTTCTTCGATTTTAATTATACCTTTCATCTCACCAGGAATATTACCCTGTTTCTTTTCGGCTTGACTTTTTACTTCGCTCAGCACTCTTTGCAATTGCTTTTCTATAAGTTGCTTTTCTGCATCAGGTAAATTTTGAAAATCTTTCCAAGGATGATTAGGCATATTAACTTTTTTTCTTCCACCACTGCCTGGTGTATTTCCTTGCCCATCACCAATCATGACTATAATCTTACCTTGTTCTAAACCATCAAGAAGTTGATCCATATTCCCACAGCCACAGCTGCCATTTTGTTTTTTCTTCTTTTGAAGCTGTTGAAGCTTATCATAGTAATATCTACTACCTGCTCTTCCTTCTAAATGAAGATCAGAATAATCATCTATATCTATGCCGCCTTCAGGTAACCATGTCTTATCAATATATTGATTGATTTCCATATCCATTGCAATGTTAGCTAGCTCTTTATCTTTGAATAAATCAAATGTAGTAAGATGGTTAAATGCAATATGAAGTAATTCATGTTTAAGAAGGCCCATACGATGTAAATCTGATAAAGGTTCCCAGAATTTCTCACTAATAATGAGCTGATAGTTAATGCCATTTTTGCTGACAGCTGCTGTACCAATAGCATCATGCCATACTTTATTTAGCATTATAAGAAAGAAACCGTAAAACGGTTCTTTTAGCATTAAGTCTTTGCTGATCTTACTCAGCGATTCTTGCTTATTCATATAATTTTTTTATTTTTTTATTAAAATATTCTATACTAAAGTTTACAGTAGTATTTTTTACAAAGTCACTAAAGTCTTTAGAGTTTTCAATAGGTAATACAAAGAAATGAGGTACGTTATATCTTTTAGAGAACTCTTTTGAGAGTTTCATACCTGCATCGTCGTTGTCAAACAGACATACAACTTTTTTAAATCTAGATTTGTATTCGTTCATTACAGAATCTTTCATCATAACAGATTCTGATTGTAAACCTATAGCAGGAACTCCTATGATATCATGAAGACTCATAACATCTTTTAAAGATTTAGTGATAATTAGTAATTCACCAGATTTAGGCAACTGTGTGTAGCCTTGGTGAACAGAATAATTTGCATTATTTATCCATTTTTTGAGTTTATCTTCAAATGGCTGATATATTTTATAAGTAAGCTTATTATCTTTTCTTTCTGCATATACATACGCATGTTTAGATACTTTAACAGCATTACTATTATAAAATACATGACTAATAGGAAACACATTAAACTTTTCTAATGTAGACTTTTTTATACCAAAGGATTGCCAGAATTTTTTATCTAGCTGTTTCCACGGCCTTATTTTTATTCCTAGTTCTACTTTTTGTTTTTGTGTTATTTTAGTATAGTTTACGGTTTGTTTGTTACCAGACACTCCGTAATTAGATAGACCAAGATCAAATGCTACTTTTTCTAATGCTTCAGAATAGTTTAAATTAAACAGCTTCCTTACCATAGCAACAAAGTCGCCACAGTCACCTGTAGCAAAATCTTTAAACATAAGAACATTAGGTTCTACTCTGTGAAAGAATAGTGCAAACGAAGGTATATTGTCTTCACGCAAAGGACTATGATATACGCCTAGCGTAGTTATCTTTTCTCCCAAATAAAAACTATATATCTGTTCTTGTGTAACATGTTTTAAGATATCTTCTCTACTAATCAATTCATTAAATACTATAGAATTTAAATTTATATCTTTCATAATAAAAAAAGAGGGCTTTTACACCCTCTTGTTTTGTAGTTTAGATTAGTCTACCAGTCATCAGTTGATGAATCCATCAAATCATCTGCATTTGCATCTTGCAATACAGGTTGACTTTCTTCAATTCTAGCCATAGCATCTATTGTAGGTGCTAATTTTAATCTAGTAGCATCTTCATTAGTACTCATAGATTCCACAAAAGGAACCCAGCTACGAGGCTGAATATAATTCTTCACAGCATTCTGAGTACCATAAGTAGCAAAGATTCTGAATTTACTAGGAGTACTAGCAAGACCATCTTTGATACATTTCATAGACATATCCAATAATTCTTTAGGATTTTTTGCTATAAAAGGAATTTCAAAGCTAGCTCCATAAACAGCATGAATAATATGCTTCATAGATTTACCTTGTTTCTTTGCTTGTTCATCTATAGTACTATACTGAGTATCTTTAGTAGCATACCAATAAGAAGAAGAAACTTCTCCACCATTGCTATCTGTAAAAGTTACTTTATAGTCAGGGGCATTTTCTTTATCCTCTTTTGTTTTCTTGTAAACAGACATTTTTACATCGTTTACTAATCCTGCTACACCATCGTTAAAGATTGTAACACCTTGTTTGGCATCAAAGCCATTGTCATTTAAATTATACATAAATTGTTTTTAAAAATTATTACCATTGTGATTCTACACCATTAGGTGTATCTAATTCAATACTTGTAGTTTCTTCTACTTCAGGATAATTTACATTACCAATAGTATCTGCTACAATTTCCGTTTCTTTAGATTCTATCGCTTCCTCTAATTGATCATTAGAGATAGCATTTGACATTAATTCTAATTTGTAATATCCATTAGTATTTAAAATCTTAAATTCATTTTCTACATCATTAGATAATTCTAACGTTTTAGATATAAACTCAAAGATTTTCTTATCACTGAATGTACAAGTTTTAGTTAATTTAAAACCACTATCTTTTTCAGCTTTACGAATAGCTACAATAGTTCTATCATTACTAAAACCAAAAGATACTCTATCTTCTCCTTCAATATTTAATAGTTCTTGAGCAGCTTTATTAAAGCTAAATTTTCTACCTGCACCTGGTTTTGCTAATGCTGCCATAGTCATTACAGGATAATCATACTTTTCTGTCTTACGCTGTCTTTGTGAGGGTACAGCATCCCATGTGAATTCTTCCATTTCTAGTTAATTAATTAAATTGAATAATACTCTCTGATTGTTTTGTTGACATCAATAAGATCGTTATCGACCATATCTTCTTCAAACATTTCGAGAGGGGTTTTACATGTGTCGGAACCTGATGAGATAGTTCTAAATACGTGGCGATTAGGTTTGCCAGGAGATTTTACAATCTCTGTGTATAGAACTATTGTGCTAAAAGACTCAGGAACAAATCTTTCTAGCATTTTACCTTGAACTCCAATACGCTCAGATGCAAATCCAGAATCATCATAATGTGTTTCAGGATGTGCCATAAGATATACTATGATATCATCGCGCATAGAATCATTAATAAAATTAATGAGGTCATATTGGTTTGCTGCCATTTTTGACCATTTATCAAAGCCTTTCTCAGCTCTGAATTTTTGACTCATAACTGTATCAGTCATGATTCTTGACCAAGTATCGATTACAACAGTCTTGACGTTCTCTAGTTTGTTCACTTTTTGTAAAGTGTTAAGTACGATTGCTACATCAGATGTTTTACGATAATTGCGTTTATCCTCGTTATATTTTTTACTAAACTGTTTAAATGGTAACGCCTTTTGATCGGTGTTTATTATTACAGTTTCTTCGGGGTTAAGGTTTCTTAACGAGGTAGATTTCCCCATACCTGATTTACCAACCAGGAACACTAATTGTGCCATAAAATTAAATTTTGTGATTATTACTACTATATAAATATAGTGATTTTTCCCTGTATTTACAAGGGTTTCAGGTGTTAAATACTCTTAATTTCTTTCTTTACTTCATCTGCTTTCTTTTTACGTTTGTTATACAATTCACCCCTCAAATGTGGGTGCTCTTCCTGTACCTTTCTAGACGCTCTACCAAATGAATCTATATAAGGTATTTCCCTAGATTCCATATCTTTTAGAGCTTCTTTAAAAGGTTTTTTTACATCATATTCAATGTCTAAAAGATAGTGATAGAATAATCGCTCATTAGAATCTCGCAACTCTGGAAACTTAGTAAGCTTATCTTTTACCCATTGATATTTATCTTTAATCATTGTCATATACAGTAATTAACAACTGCTCTTGAAAATGTAATATCTGTTCTACTGTTTTCCATTCAGCATCTCCTATATTTTTTTTACTAAAAGCTACTTCTATATAATGGCCGTTGTTCAAGCCTTCCATAGATAATTTTTTAAGACAAGATTTTAAAGCAGAGTACTCAAACTCATTATTTGTAAGAGATATATAAAAGTTTAACACACTAGCAGACTGTGCTATACTAGCAACAGAATAATCTCCTAGTTTATATAAAGCTGGTAGAGGAAATGCTTTATGCACTTCTTCTATAACTTTAAACTTTTCATATAATTTTTTAGATAATTCAGGTTTTTCTTTATCATCAGGTTCTTTTGTACAATTAATATTGTTAACTAATAGAGATATTTTACCCTCTTCGAAAGCTTTACTAATGCTTTCTTTTACTTTTTTTACAATTGGCATTTTATTTTGAATTTAAACTTGAATAATAATCATGGATCCTTTTTAGTTCTTTAGGTTTTCCAATGATTTCGTTTGCTTTGGGTAATTGATAATAACCACCTATTTCACCCACAAATAGGAAGCTTGCTAATAAATTTACTTCACCATCACGATTCTTACATATCTTAGTTAACCTATATCTATTCTTATATTTTGTAATATCAAAACCTAGGCATTTGTCTATCCCATAATAAAATGGACTTGCCAAACCTATTACAGTATTAGCATCTTCTGACATATTACCACTGTTTTTGATATCACTTAACATAGGCATCCAGTTGTCTTTTTCTCTACGGTCCATAGATTCTGAGGAACGATTTATTTGAGATATAACTGTAGGACTAAAGTTGAACATATTTCTAAAGAACACTAGAGTTCTAGATACTTTATCCATAGCTTCTTTAAGATT